TCATTCGCTCTTTTTATTTTTATTTTTAAGGTGTAGTTCCTCAATTTCCTGTTTCATTTTTGTCACCATACCATTCCCCCCTAATTCGTGATATGCTTGATACATTTCCATAAAATTTTCATAAGCATAACTTGGAATTTCACCGAGGGTAGTATATTTATCGTGATATTCAATAAGCTGCACACGCAAAAGAAGCATTGTTCCTTTGCTGTTTGCACTTCGGTCTTTCTTCTGATTTTTCAGAAGCCACACAATATATCCCATCAGAGCAGTCAGCACAATGGGCAATGCAACTGTGTAGGTTTGCACAAGAAACTCTTTCAATCTTTAACCACCAACTTTCTTTTGAAAATGGAATGCCCTTGTAAGCCATCAGAATCGACCTACAAGGGCATTTAATTTGTTAGGGTATAATTCCATACCCAAAGCCTTAAAAGGCTGCTGTGCGTTTATTCTGTGACCAAATCCGCACATTCAAGGTCAATCAACACCTGCTTCACCTGTTCCTTGATTCTTTCGGGAACGGCACCAAAGGTTTTCTTTCCCTTGACAATAAGGGTTGCATAAACTACTGCCATTTGTTCTTCATCCTTTCTAAATAATATTTTTATGATAAAGTTGATTAACATCAACCTTCACCATCCAAGATTTTCTGAACATCATCTTTCAGATTTTTAGGAACATCATCAATTGTTTTGATGCCCTTCTTGATAAGGTCTGCATATACTTTTGCCATATTTATCTTCCTTTCCGCTTAAAGTATCATTTCATAAACATCACACAAGGCAATCTGTGTGTCAGTGACCTGTGTTTCCAAAGCTGCATTCCTTTCATCAATCATCTTGATGTATTCATCTTTAGAATACTGGACTTGATGATATTCAAATTCAGCGTGGGTGTCATCTTCGTGTGACACTTCAATTTCTGAAATATCTGTGTTTACCCACACACTGAATTCATCAATCACCTTTTCTTCCGGCTTGACAGTGCTTCTGACAATTCCATAGTCAACCATAATATTCACCCTTTCATTTTGATATTTTGATTGTAGTAGTTATCAGCATACTGTTCTAATGACTTCAAATATTTTATCTGTAATCGGTAACTGTCGCAGTGCTTCAACCACCCTTTATAAGAATTAATTGAACACCATTCTAAATAGGTTAGTGATTTTCCGTTCAACCTTTTCTTATTTATTGCAACCATCTTCACCTTGAAATTTTTACAAGTGCTTTTTCTTAACAAGGTGTAATGTAATACATATCACCGTTTGCTTGCCCATATTTTTATTTATACAGTTGCGGTTGGTACATACACCAAGCGACCGCCGATATTCTGATAACGACTACCGACGCCGCTATTACAACGCCAATAGAAACCGCCCACATCACCGCTACTACTCCAAGCACCGCCCAATAGGGCGATTTTGTAACTGTTCAGGTTTGGTGTAACATAGAAATAATCACCAACAGGGAGTGCAGATGTACCACCGATTTCTGAAGGCATAAGCAACCAATCATATTCTTCTGAACCATAACCCATTGCGTTGACATATCCATTAGCATTTGCAAGGGTAAATCCAACAGGGTGATATGGTTCAGTGTTTTTGGATTCGTTATATGTGAAACCTTCTGCAACATAGGGTTGACCGCCACCCATAGAGCCGTCACCCCAGATGTTAATGCCCTGAATGTGTTTCCAAATATTACCCCAAGGGTTTTCAACACCCCTGTATGTAATAGAAAGTTTCCCGGATGTGGTGTATGCCGTTTCAGTGCCACCAATTTCATTTGTGGTTTCGGTTGCCTGTCCGGTACCATTGCCAATGGAAGCAGTTGACCCGGTAAGTGATGCACAGTTGTATGCTGAATTGTTTGAAATTGAAACAACACCCTGACCAATAGCGGTTTGGGTGTTCATCGTTCCAAGTTCAATTATCATCAGAAGTTGGTTTGCAGAAGTAGCCTTGATATTTTCAAGATGCCAATTTGCACCCCTATTCTGTGCCATCAATTCAAGGTTTGCTTTAGTCAAAGTCTTTTTCAGTCCGGAAATCGGTTTCTTTCCTGCAACCGAGCAGAGCAGGTCGCCGGTTTCAATTGCGGTATCAGTGTCAACACCGTCATTGACATAAACTGTGCCTGATACATCATACATACTACCTTCATAAGCAGATAAAAGAATATAATCAACCGCATTGCCGTTTGCATCATAGAATGCCGGATGAAGTTTGAATCCGGTCTTTGGTCTTGTGCTGACATAATAATTTGCTTTGCGTAAATGATAGCCAATACCGGTTGTAGTGTTCTTGTCATATACAAGCGGAACAACCTTGTAATAGAATGCAGGTTGATAAACCATAACCTGCCCCATTGAACCATCTTCTGCATAATCTTCATCACCGCAATATGCCACAATTGTTCCATCATCAGAAACATTGCACCTTTTTCTACCACCGAACATTGTGAATACATCAAAATCTGTACCTGCTTGTTTATCATACGCACCTGCAAGTCTTTTGAAGGTCTTGTTCTGATAGTCAACACAGATTCCTGCAATATCTTCATCAGTGTAACCAAGATATGCTTTGATGTCATCCACACCTGTCAAGATTTCATCTGCTTTGAAGTTTTCATCAGACAGATTTGTGATATTAGCAAGTGCTTGACTGTTCTGTGATGCCAAGGATGCGTTTAATTCAGTGCCGGTCTGAATGGTTGCAGACAAAGTGATGTTGATTTCAGTTGCCGATGCAATGACAGTGGAAAGGTTGCTTTTTGCCGTTTCAGAACTGTCAATGACTGCTTGAAGCTGACTTTTTGCAGTGTTCGCACTTGCAATGGTTGTGTCAAGGTTTCCTTTGGATGTTGCTGCCTGACTGATTGCAGTATTCAATGCAGAAAGTGCATTGTCAGCAGCAGTCTTGGCAGAATCCAAGTTTGATTTTGCAGTATTCGCATTTGTGATTGCTGTGTTTAACTGATTTTTTGCGGTATTTGCATTTGCTTTCGCAGTGTTTGCATCTAATGTTGCCTGCTCCAAAGCAGTCTTTGCTGTGTTCGCTGATGTAGTTGCTGCCTGTAAATTTGCCTTTGCGGTATTAGCAGCAGTGGTTGCACTTTGAACATTGGATTTTGCTGTGTTTGCAGCTTGAACAGAAGAATCCAATGCGGTTTTAGTTGTCTGTGCTTCAGTAGCCATATCACCAAATTCTTCGACCTGTGCATCAATGTGTGTCTTGTCAGCGGTGATTTCATCCTTTATGTTCTGATATGATTCATTGTCATCATTTACTTTTTCCAAAGCAGAAACAATGGAATCCCGGACTTCCTCACCGTAAACCGCATTTTTAATTTGGTCAGTATAGGGCTTGATGTCTGCCATTATTCTTCACCTTCCTTTTTGGAGCCTTGCTCTGCACTTTGCAATGAAGCATAGTCATTTGCAAGTTCAATATTTTTCTGCTGCCGAATATCAGCAAGAATGCCGGAAAGGATTGGTTCAGCAAGGAATGCCGGAAGGTTAAATTTTTCATTAACCTTTTGAATTCCTTCAATATACCCCTTCTTTGCTTCTTCCATTATCACAGATAACGGAACATTTTTCTTTTCGTTTGCCATCTGCAAATCCTCACTTTCTGATAGGTATTTTTATTGGTTCAACAACCTTTTCTTCAGGTGTTGCACTTTCTTGATTTAATTTTGCACAAAATGCTTTCTTCTCAACCAAAGTGAATGGGTCAACCCAAGGAACTTTTTCATAATTATCACCTGACAGTTCTTGAACCGCTTTGATAAGATAAAAAATAAACTTGGTTGTTTGAATCGACAAATGACCATCCTTTTCTTCTGTGACCAATTCGGGGGCAATTAGCTGAAGCTGCTGTGCAATGATTCCAATAGGTTCAAATTCATCTGTTTGAACCCATTTGAATTCTTTCAAGTCAATTGCATTTAAGATTTCCAATGCTTTCACACCTGTTGGATGAATGTCTTTCTTCATCCTTGCATCTGACTGATTCTTGATAGAATATCCGTGCATATCAAGATTAGAATAAAAATCAATTGAAACACCGTTGTAAATAGTAAACTTTTTTGAAACACCGTTGACAGCAACAGCGGTATTATTTGATTTGTTTACCCAACTCATTTCACCGTTATAACCACAACCACCGCTTGACCAAGCAAGAAAACGGTCTGAATCCGTCAGATACAAACAACTATCAGCATAAGTATCACAACTAAAGTGAAGTCCTTTTTTTGCTTTAGAAGTTTTATGATGATAAATAAGTTTAACGGTATAAGAACTTGCATTATTACTGTCTTTTGCTGCCCAACACATATAGGATGCAGTGTTTTCAAGATCAAAAACAAGTCCTTTATAACTACTGTCATCTGACCACTGACTTGTTCCTATCATTCCAATAGTTGAACCTTCCCTGTAAAACCAAGAACCGCTTGAATTTAATGACATCAATTTATAATTATTGTAGTCATAGATATTCAAAGAAGAATTTTCAAACTGAATGTATTGTGAACACTTGTTCCAAGCAATTCTGACATAAGAATAATTTTGTGTTAATTTGGTTGTAAATTCAGAAGAATTTAATTTTTTGGAAACCGTGCTTTCAATGCTGTCAGTTTTAACCTTGATTTCAGCCTTGGTTGCGTATGCGGTCAGACGGCTGTCAGTATATTCAACTGCTTCTTCTTTTGCTGAAATCAAAATAGAATCAGCACTGTTTTTAATTGCAGTGGTAACCTGTGTTTTGGTGTAGTAAGATTTCAACTTGTTATCCGTTGCATCATTTGCATTTGTTTTTGCAAGTTCAATTGCTCTTTCAACCGAATACTTATATTCAACAGATAACTTTTCAGCAGAAACAGAGCCACCAACTAATCTTTCACCAACAATCTGACCATCCATTGTGATTGCTGTTGTATATGTCCCCTTATAACCTGTATTTGAATAACCAAGACCATTCAAATTCCACCGCCACACTTTGGATGCAGTTTCCGTGTCATTGGTATCCATAATCAATTGTTCATTTGCAGTTGTCACCACAAATCCGTGTGTTGCAGAATTTATCAGGGCAGCTGCATTGTCAGTTGCTTCTTTCAAAATGGAGCTTTCTGAAGGAATATTTTCAATCCGTTCCATAATGTCAGTTTTTGTTGAACTGTTTGAACCGGTCATTGTGACTTTTGCATTTTCACTTCCGAGAACAATCTTGTCACTTTCCGGTTTTTCAAGGGAAATTGTCAGTTTTGTTACAGGGAAGAAACTGTCAAGACCGTGCGGTTCAGACTTTACCCTGACCCTATCAAGAAGATGAATTCTTGATATATCTACATTCACATTATTCAAATCCACTGCTGTCACATCAAGGACAAGGGATTCAAACTGAACACTTGAAAGGTATTCTTCACCCTTTCTTTTCAGATTGGATGGAACAGTGACCGCATCAAAGGTAACGGTTTTGAATACCCATCCAAAGGTGTCAACCGCTGCCTGATTGAAGATGAAATCACAGTCATTGTTCACAGATTTGATTGTCAGTCTTTCATCAAGTGCTTCAATGGTACTTTCTTCAAGTTTTGCACCAAGGGGGATGATTGCAGTCGCAATGTCCTGTGCATCAAGTGTTTGACTGAAATCAAGAAGGTTTCTTCCAAATTCAATCACTTGGTCACTTGTAACCGGATAATCAGCCAAATAGTCAAGATATTTGATACCATTCGCTTTTCTGATACGAATATGACCACCAAGTCTTTTGACTAATTTTTCTTTGATGCAATCCAATGTATTTTCATAATTGGTATATCTGTAAAGGGAATCATTACTGTCAACCACTGTGACTGCACCAACTTTGAAGGTTTTCTTTCCAACAAAGTTATCAGGTACAGTGTGGGTATAATGCCATAACAGATTTGATGTGTTCAAATATGGATTGTGGGCAGTCTGAACAGCGGTTATGTTAGAAGTTTGAACAGCATTGTATGCCGGAAGGGATGAAACTTCAGTTCCGATTAAAGCTGCTTCATCTGTCATTGTCGCAGAATCAATGCTAAATCCATAGAAATTGTTCACACTTCCGTCTGAATGCCAATACACATAAAAGTCTAATGTAGGAACAACAAAGGTTCTTCCGGCAAGGTTGTCTGCTCTGTATCGTGACAATGCTTTGAATACTTTGCCATTCTGAACATAATACAATTCTAAATAGTCAAAGTTTGCAGATTCACCTTTGCAGTTTGCATTGAAAGTAATTGCCACATTCCCTTCAATAACCTGTGCATTATGAATTTCCACAAGTGCTTCAAGGAAACCCCTGACTGTTTTGTTGTGATATTCAGCCGGTCTTTGAATCGAATCAGCCAAATAATTCAATTCACCTTTGCAGAAAAATCGTTTGTTATTGTAAAAGTCCTTTTCTTCTTCTGTGGGTCTGCCACAAAAAATTTCAACTCCATTATGAAGAACGGTGATTTCAGACTTCAACTTTTTGATGTCATTATAGTGTGGATGCTTTGGTGAAATCGTAAATTGAAAAGACCCTGAATCATTATCCGCTAATGTGACAGAAGGATTATTGTTCAGCACCAATTCTTCACTTCTTAAATCGTGGATGGGGAATCCATCACAATATACTTGATACATTATAGTGAACCCCCTTTGTAATCAATCTGAACTGTTCCTGTTCCTCTGAAGGTGATGATATTTTCACCTTCCTGAAGTCTAACATCAAGGATCGTGGTTGTTCCTTTTGGTAGATTGTAGGTCACATCATTGAAGGTTGCAGTCATAGCAGCAGAACAGGTGAATGTGGGGGAAACAATTTTTCTTCTGTTTATCAGTGTAACAGTTTTTACACCGCTGACAGTTGTTTTGTTTAGATAAATGATGCCATCAACAAAACTGAAAGTGTCCCACATCCAAGGGTCTGATGCTGAATTCTTTTCAACCTTATATGGGTTGCAATCACAATCAACAACAATTGATGCAGTTCTTTTATTGGATTTGAATTTGTTTACCGTGCATCTACCTTCATAGTAGTAGTTTCTATCCCAATCCATATAAATTCGCATTTTTCTACCGTGAAGGTAATTGGTAACTTCTGAAAGAACCGCTGACCAAGATGCCATTGGGTCAACAACTGTGAAATTGAAAGACAGAGGTCTGTTCTGATATTTGATGTCATCAGTCAATACTTCTGTCAAATCAAGAACACCATCGGCACCGGGGACTTCAACTGTTTTTGTTTTAGGTTTAGGAAGGGAAATATCTTTGGATGATAAAATCAGACCAAAATCCCTATAAGAATGTTTTGTTCCAAATGTTACACCATCCATAGATTATCCCCATTCCTTTCTTCTTTGAATTTTACCAAGTTCACGGTCAATTTTAGGTGTAAGCCTTGCAACCATCGTTCCATCATCAAGAACAACAGTCACATCAAATGCTTCAAGTAGTTCAGGGAAGAACTCTTTCAGCATATCAATCAGATTTGTAATAGTTTCTTCAAGATTTCTGATTCTGTCACTGACTTCAGCTTTCAGAGCAGTCAACAAACCTGTGGAAGAAATATTTCCGGCAATGTCTTTTGGGTTGTTCTTTGTTTCAATGACAAAATCGTGAATCTGTGTTGCAACATTACGAATCCAACCGGTATTCTTTTCAAGAGGAACAACCGCTTCATCACCTTTACCTTCAAGCAAACCAACTTGACCTTTTTTCAGGACACCACCTTTTTCAAGTTCAGGAATCTGCGGTGTATTTATGGTTGAAATCCATCCAAAAGGTTCAACACCAAGAATATTGATTCCTCTGATTTTTTCCAATGCCCAATTGATACCATCAAAAGGAACTTTGATGACCTTATTGATGCCCCTAATGATTGCATTCACAACAGTCTTAAATGCGTTCACAATTCCATCTTTGATTCCATCAAAGATTTTACCGCCTGTGGAAAATACATTTTTAACTGCTTGCCAAGCCTTTGAAAAGATGTTTTTAAACCAATCTGTTACCTTGCTGAACACGGATTTGATACCTTCCCAAGCATTGGAAGCACCATTTTTCATAGCATTCCAAATGTTTGAAAAGATGTTCTTTATAGGTGTAGCAATATTATCAGTAAACCAACCTGAAACTTTACTGAATATGCCTACAATACTATTCCACAAGTCTGTAAAAAAGTTTTTAATAGGGACTATGATGGTATTATAGACAAGTGTTGCTGCCCTCTTGATTATTTCAATCCAAGGGTCAATCACTGTATGGAATGCAGAAACAATACCTTCCCAAAGTCCTTTGAAAAAGTTTGCAACAGGTGCAATAATGTTGTCATATACCCAACTTCCGACAGTTGAAAAAACGCTGACAATAGAATTCCAAATTGTACTGAATAGATTTCCAAACCATTCAACAACCGGTGCAAATATAGTCTTGATGCTTTCCCACAAACCACCGAACCATTCACCAAGTGCAGTGAAGAATCCGGAAAGAATGTCCCAAATTGCAGTGCCGATTTCACCAACTATACTGATGATGCCTTCAAGCAACAATGGAAGGGCATTCCAAAGACCTTCCAAAATGGATTGAATGACTGTTGGAAGTGCTTCAATCAATGCCATAATAATCTGCGGAATTGCTTGAACAATACCAATTACCAACTGAACCGCCCCTTCAATCAATGCCGGAAGATTATCCATCAGAGCATTCACAATGGCAATGATGATTTCAGGAAGGTTGTCAATCAAAGGTTGAATGATTTCTGCAATGTGGGTTGCCAAGTAAACAATCATATTCACAAGGGCATCCACTAACTGCGGAATCAAAACCGGTAACGCTTCGCAAATAACTGTCATCAACTGTGGAAGGGCATCCACTATGGCATAAAAGACTTGTTCAATACCACTAATTAAAGCAGGTAAAGCATTCAATATTGAAGTCACCAATTGTGGAAGCACTTGCACAATTGCATTCAGAAGTGATACTGCACCATCAACTACAACAGGAAGAAGGATGTCAATCAGTTCAGAAACCTTTGTCAGCAGCTTTGGGACAAGGTCTGTAATAAGTTGTGGTAATGTTCCCATCACCTGTGCTATTCTTGGAACAATGTTGTCTGCAACTGTCACAATGGAATCAAAGAATTGGGTTATCAGACCACCAACATCCTGATTTCCGTCTGCAATCCCTGTCAAAAGATTTTGCCAAGATGCTTTTGCAGATGCTAAAGAACCGGAAATGGTGGAACTTGCTTCTTTTGCAGTTGTTCCGGTGATGCCCATTTCATTTTGAACAATATGAATTGCATCAACAATGTCCGAATAGGAAGAAATATCATATTCAATGCCTGATAGTTTAGAAGCATCGTCAAGAAGTCTTTGCATTTCTTCCTTTGTGCCACCATAACCAAGTTTTAGGTTATCAAGCATTGTATAGTTTTGTTTTGCAAAACCGTTATAGGCATTTTGTATCATTTCAATACTTGTACCCATCTTGTTTGCATTATCAGACATATCGGTGATTGCCATATCTGCTTTGTCGGCAGCAGCTTTGGTGTCACCACCTAAAGATTGCAGCAAAGAAGCGGAAAAAGATGTGACTGTTTCCATATATTCATTTGCTGACATACCTGCTGTTTTGTAGGCATTTTGTGCATTTGCAATAACCGTTGCAGAACTTTCATCAAAAAGGGTTTCAACACCGCCAACCAACTGTTCATAGTCAGCATAAGAAGAAATTGCAGCCTTTCCAACCGCAACAACAGCGGTGCTTGCAACTGCAAGTCCGGTTGCAATTGTCTTTCCAACTGCAACAGCAGCAGAACCCATCTTGGAAAATGCCTTTCCAAGTTTTCCTTCAGTTCTGTCACCTTCATCACCAAGGTCTTTTACTTTTCCGGCAGCATCTTCCGCTTTGTCGGTTGTTTCATCAATTCCTTGATTTGCTTCAGAATTATTGACTGCAATAGTTCCAAATAATTTGAACAGTTCCAAAGGTTGCACCCCCTTTCTTATGATGTAGGTTCAAAACCGTTCAATATATCAAACGAATCATTGATAGTTGTTTCAATTTCGTTCTTCGTCATTTCTATGTTACTGTTCTGACCAAGACCAATGCTTGCTTTCCAATCATTGAAAGAAGTTTGACCATCTACTTTGTGCAAGAAGATGTTCCACAACCTGTCATCCGTGTCATAATCAAAGATTTCTGTTACAAATTCAGAAAATTGTCCGGTCAGCAACATTTGGTCAACAAGTAAGAATGGACTTGCATATCTTCTGAATAGCAAGTCCATCCACTTGATGATTGTTAGTTGAACAATTTTGAAACAACCTTGAAAAAATCCTTGAATTCTTCTTTTTTCACAAAGTCAATGACCATTTCGGTGAAGGTGGCAAGACCAAAAGCCTTGATTTCACTTGCTTTCAGACCACTGACACTTGCAAGAAGGTCAAAAATTTCTTTTTCACAATGTGGGATGTTCTGAATGATAGTGTTTGCCATTTCAAAAGCAATGGTCATTCCTGCAAGGTTCGTCAAATTCTTGACCCCTTTGTTTTTATCAAACAAGTCAAGAAGGTCATCGGAATTAAAACACTTGGTGAAGTTATTGATTCCGAGCTTACCGATGATTGCACACATTGGTGCAATGTCTGTTGCACACAATGTTCTGAAGGAATAAGGTTTTGCATCTTCAACAGCCTGTTCATTTTTTTCAATTATTTCATTCATTGTTCAAAATTCCTTTCATTAACCGTTTGCCTGCTGTGCAGGGTTTGTGGGTGTGGGATAATAAATGTGATAAGGTAACTTTGCAAGGTCACCATCCGCATCCTGATAGCATTCAAATGTTACCTTCACCACTGTATTTTCCTTGTTCTTCGCTTCGCCCTCAAAACCGGAAGTGCAAAGGGCATTGTCAAGAATGATAATGATGGGTGTACCATCGGTTTTCTTTCCGACAAAAGCAAGGTTTTCATAATAGTCACCTGCTTCAATATCTGCCTTGGATTCAATCAGGTTGTAACCTTCAACATTTGATTCAACCAATTCACCAATAACAGTTGTTTTGAGCAGTTCAGGTGTAATTTCAACAAGGTTGGTTTCAAGTTTTGCAACTTCACCTGTCTTGAAATCAAGTCCTTTGACCTTAACCAAAGCACCATCAACTTCAACAGTCTTGATTTCCGGTGTAATGGTCAACTTGTTACCACCGGAAGTTGCACCAACAAGAGATTCTGCAAAATTCCATTTCTTTGTCTGCTTGTCAAATTTGAAACCCTTGTGAAGTGTACCTGCACCAAGTAGAATGTTTTTCGGTGTGCTTTCCGTTACACCGTGATTTTTTAATTCTTCGTATGCCATATTTCATCAGTTTCCTTTCCAAAATTTGATTGTTAAATTCACTTGACACTTCTTCAAATCCCCTTCTTCAAGGGGAATAGGAAATGAACCGCCATAAAAAATGACCACCGCAGAACCGTTTTCTGTCATAACAGAAACACCGTGTCTGAAATGGTCTTTGATTATAGATTTTTGTTGTTCAAGGGTGATGTGTTTACCCCTTGAAAAGCCTGTCAGAATGACTGTGGGTTCTTCTTTCCCATCTTCCGTCAGTCCTTCCGGCTCTGAATACCCACCAACCCAATATGGATATTTAGGCGGTGATTCTGTCATTGACCCAAATTCATAATTCAGACCAAGTTTTTGTAATTGGTTATTGACCACTGCAAGAACATCTTCCATATCAATTTATTCCTTTCAATTTTTCTTCCATTGCAGCTTGAATTGACGGTTTTAATGTTTGGAAGGCATTCCACAATGCCCTGTTTGGTGTTTTACCGTGTGTGAAATGACCGTTCCCCATTTCATCAACATAGTACCAACCGCCTTTGCGACCGTTACCATTCAAAGCATATTCACCTGTTCCAAATTCTTCCCAAATAGCATTTTCAAGAGGTGAACCAATAGTGACCTGAAAAGCAGTTTCATCCACTGTATAGTCCCAAGAACCTTTTGTCTGACCGGTTCTGACCCTACTGTTTCTTGCTGTTTGGGAAACAAATTCACCGCCTATTTCGTGCAGAAAGGCAATCATTGCATCACCCAATTCATTTTTACATTGAACCCTGTTATCTTGAAATTTGATTTCAGCCATTTTGACCACCAACAAATTTCAGATAAATTTCAAGGTGTTGATGCAAATTCATTGGGTCATCAATCAGCATAATTTGATAGATAAGTCCATCAATCAACATTCTTGCATTTTCGCTTGTGACATCAACCTTTTTATCCGATGTTAAGGTTGATATTTCACCACTGATAAAGTTCAATGTGTCCCATACCCATTCACCGGACAAACCTTTGAAAGTTTGATAATCGCAAAGAAAAATGTGTGTGGATTCTTGAATTTTCGCATTGTAGGTTGTATATTTTGATTCACCACCGGACAAGTCAAGCCATCCTTTGGATGATGCAACATCAACCCAATTGTGTTCCCTTTCACCAATAGCATTTTTCTTTCCACCGTCTTTGACTTGGAATAGGGCAAGGATGTTTCCACCAATCATATTAGAACCTTGCTTTGATGTATGGTTTCAAAAAACCAAGCAGGGACACCGGATAACCCATCACTTGGTTGTTCGCATCCTGTGCAAAATAAGTCACAGAATGCCTTGAAAGTGTTTCAGACTGAATGCCAACCTTCTGTCTGTTCTGCACTTCCCAAACCATCAGATTGACAACACCTTCAACAATGGCATCCGGGTATTCAATCTTGGTAACAAGGTTGTGACCGTCATCTATCAAGTCAGCATCAAGGGTTGTGGTTTTATTCACCTTGTCAATATTGGTGATTACATATAAACCATCGTTGATGGATTCAGATATTTGAACTGTGTCACCAACCTTCAGCAATTCGCACCAACCATAAAGGACTGAATCAGAAGAAGGTGCAGAAAACCTTTTCATTCGGTTTTGAAAATTGTTGTTGGTGTATGCTCTGACTAAATCTTCAATGCCGTTCAGCTTCCGTTTCAATGTGTCAACTGATATTGTTGAAAATTCAGGCATTCGCATCAGTTCATCAACAGAAATAATCATATAAGCACCCCTTTCAAAAAAAATAACCGGAAGTCATACCAAGGCATAACTTCCAGTTAAGTGTTCATTATTTACGCTTTGAACTTTGCAATGACAACCTTTGCAGCATTCGTCAGTGCAACACCGTAATACTTCGCTGCGGTGACATCGTGACGCTGCTTCTTCGGAAACCATTCGTGGTCAACCTGCGTGTCCTTCTTCAAGAAGATGGTAAGTGCCGGAAGTTCATCTTCCGTGTACTCGGTTTCAGGGGAATCCGGTTCCATCTTGATGATAGGATTCAGGTAATAAGTCTTTGCAGTCTGACCGGAGCCGGAAGTTTCAGTCTTGACCTTCTTGGATTTCTTAACCCAACAACCGGCAATCTTGCCGATAGAACCACGGACTGCAACACCGGATTCAAATTTGTCAGCAGAAATGAAATCTGCATCCTGAAGAAGTTCTGTTTCCTGCTTCGGATGAATGAACATAACTTTTTCAATGCCATCCTCTTCATCCTCAAAAGAAGTTACCGCCTTAACAATAGGCTTGTAACCAATAGCAGCATCAGAGCCATCAAAGGTGTTAGTGGATGTGTATGCAGCAGCAAGAACATCATTGTCAACCTTGCCAACAATGGACTTTGCAAGCTGCGTTTCAGCCTGACCAATCGGATTGCCAAGACCGCTGTTGATTGCAGTCTGAAGAATTGCAACGGATTTTCCTGCACACTTAATTGTGAAAGTGGTGGAAGATGCGGTCAGTTTTGCAGTTTCGATTTCTGCACCGGTAGTGTTTTCAGGGTCAAAATCCTGTGCATCACCAATGTAGTTCCAAGAAGGAACAGTCTTGGTGTCACCGGGAACACCCTGAAGGGTAGTATCAACCTTTGCATAAGGGGTAAGTTTACAAAGGGCAGAAATCTTTGCTTCAATCATCGCCCCCATAACCTGCGGATTGATAACATCGGAAAGTTTTGTTACTTGATTAGCCATAATTTTTAATTCCTTTCATAAATAAAATTTTGTTTATTCGGATTGCATAGCCTTGTTGAATGCTTCAGGATTTTCCTGATACATTGCAAGTCTTTCATTGTACGGTTTAGAAAGAATATTTTTCTTTGTCCAACCGTCACCTTTGTCTTCACCGTTCGGAAGTTTGTTTTCGTCAATCTTCTTCTTGGATTCGGATGTGAAGTGTTGCGGAAATTGGGTTTTCAAAGCAGCAATGGTGTCATCAATGCCCTTGATTTTTCCATCATCACCAAGTTTGATTTCCCCTTTTTCCTTGATTTTGAATGTCAAATAATCCACATCGGTCACATTTGCTTCAAGTAATGCAACCTTTAATGCGGAATCAATCTTGGTCTGCTGAAGTTCCGTTTCAAGCTGACTGACCTTTGTTTCATACTCGGTGATTTTGGTCTGAAGTCCTTCGTTGCCGGCATTGTCCTTTTTCAACTGCTCAATTAAAGCAGTTGATTCACCGTGTGTCTTGGTCAGATTATCAAAGTCAGTTTTCAGCTTTCCATATCTGATGTCAAGATTTTCTTCACCTGCGGTGAAAATTTTGTTTTGTTTCATTTCACCAATAATGGATTGAACATCTTCATCAGACAAATTCTTTGCCTTCAAAATTTCCTGTAATGTCATTGTTATATACCAACCTTTCAATTTACAATTTTTACAAGTTATGTCTTGTGTTGAAATACTCTGTTTTACTTCTGACTTTTGAAGAAGGGTATGAAAAAAAGCACCCTTGCGGATGCTCTAATCAGAAATATTTATTTTTTATACCTTGTAACCCTTCTTTTCAAGGGTATTTTGCTTTTTGATGTATTCATCATAAGCCTTTTTGGCTGATTCCGGTGCATCATCCCTGATACCTTTCCAACCGTCATCATCAATAATCAGATAATCAAAGAATTTTTTAACATCTTCAAAGTTTTCCACTATCAACCCAACCTTTCTTTCAGCATTTTCCAAACTTCCTTTGAAAGTATTGATGCACCATCACCATTTGCAACATAATCTGCAACACATTCAGCAAGGCATTCACTGTCATTTTTGGTTGCATATCCTGATACTTGTGATTTTAACTGTGCATTTCTAAATCCTTTTCCTTCAGGTGTCTTTTTAACTGTTTTACAAGCCTGTGAAATAATCGCCTTTGATTCAGTAGAATCATTCCAAGCAAAAGCACCAAAGGGGTATTTTCCATCATTAACAGATTTTTCAATCAAAGTTCTTTCAAGAAGATGTCCCATTTCGTGACTTCCGGTTTCAAGAACACCTGTGTTTTTGGGATGAAATCCTGTTGTATCACCTTGAACCATACAGGCTGCAACACTTGGTTTACCATCAGCATAATATGCAGGGTTGAAATTGATTTTTCCATTATAACCTGCACACATAACACCATTTTTACTTGTTCCGATACCGGTCAAAGTTTGTTTTGCTTGTGGAAATTCATTGATAACCTTTTCAATTCCGATCATACTTTGCTGAACAGTAGCATAATCAAGTATCTTTACACTATCATCAATATCAAATTCATAAATCTTTTGAACATAAGCAGATAATGAATCAAAATCCTTGCAGTCACTTATTGATATTATACCGCTTGTTTGTGAAGTTTTCAACTTTTCTGATGCTTTCAGATATTTCTGTTTGAAATCTTCATATCCGGTACATTCTATGAATCCACCTGTTTCATTGTTCCACTTCTGATATGATGTTTCACCTTTGACCGCCCACCTTGCCCTTTGAAGCAAGCAGCACCGACAATTGCAGTCCATATAAGGGTCACCGAATTGGCCGGGTGCAGAACCGGAATAACCGGATGTTTCAAACATTTCATCAAGTTCACGAATTTGACCATCCAACTGTGAATGTTCCGGTCTTGTCTTTCCGTCAAGGGTACAATCCCATTGTTTGACTACATCAGCACCAAGTTTCTTTGCCTTCTGCATTGAATCAAGTCTTGCTTGTGTCTGTACCCGGTGACCTTCAGTTCTTGCAATTGTAGTTGCTCTGTTCATATCAGCAAGACCATATTCACTGATGTTTCTTGCAATATCCGCATAGGAAAGTTCCGTTGCAAGTCCTCTGATAAGTTCAGAATGGACTTGTTTCTTCAATTTCTTTGTAGAAATACCCCTTTTGTTTGAAAGTTTGAAATCATCACCAGTTTTTTGAACTGCCATCAAGACCTGACTTTCATCAATCGGAATAACCAACGGAACACCTTGTCCCTGCATATCATACATATTTCCAATAAAACCATTGGTATATGACTTTTGCAGATAATCAGCAACAGAAGTGAAATTCCTTCCTTGAAGATTGTCAAGGATGCCGGAAACCTGTGCTTCCAACTGTTTTTGAAATTCCAACTGATATGCTTTTGATTGTGTCAGGGGATTTGCTTGAAGTTCCTTGATATTCCGCTTGATGTCTGCAAGTGCTTTTGTGTAATTGCTTTCAAGAGCATTCAGAACTGCTTCTTCATCATTCAAGGTGATTTGCAGAACCTCTTTTTGCCTTTTATTCAATTACACCACCGCCTTCAGTAGAATCATCAGGTGCATTTGCAAGTGCTTCTGATGCACTGTTTAGGTCAACCACGGGATTTTGTTTCACCAACGCTTTGACATCTTCAAAGTCAAGTTCAAATAATTCACAAATAGCCTGAAGAACAGTGTCATTGTCAAGCCTTGCAGCAGCATTCAAGATTGTAGTCAATCTGATTTGCTGTGTTTCAGCTTTAGTCTTTTCAATCTGTGCATTGTCAGATGCGTTGGTCATAACTTCACGGTCAAATTCAAAATAAACATCTGACACCTGATAATCAGTGCCATTGATGTCATTGATTTCTTGTAAAGCAATCTTGACCAACTTCTTTAGGAAAGACCTGACTTTGGTTTCAAGTTTATTGCATTTCAAATCAAGAAGTGCATATCTTGATTTAATGACAACATTGGTCACATTGCCATCACCCAATTGTGCAGAATTAAATCCCATACCGAACCGGTAAATGTTCTTTTCATCAATATCAAGTTTCTGAATCCTTGCTTGATGGGGAAGGTCAACAGTCTTGATGTCAACATCACCATCAGGTTCAACACCAATGTGTTTCTTTGTCTTGACATTCTGAATCATTTCTTCAAGGTTATCACCTTGGAATCCTTTGACCACATACAATGCTTCAGACACATCCTGAAGGTTGTTTGACAACCCACAAGCCATCAAATCATAATCATCAATCAAAGCCTTTACCGGCTGAAGATGACTTGTCAGTTTGCGGTTTGCATCAAGTCTGAAGAACGGAATAAAACCAAAGCCGTCATAATACAAGGAATCATCATTGTCCTTTGTATAGACAATATGTGGTCTTGGATTCAACGGTTCATCGTCATCCTTTTTGATTTTGCCTTCATCAACCTGAACAAAATAGGTTGTTTGCTTCGAATCCCAAACCTGAATACGCTTGATTTTCTTTGTACCTTTATCAATGCGGTCTATGTACCAATAAATCACATATTCTGTGTGGTCATCAGTGTCCTTTGCTCTGACCTCAACAACACCCATTGCATCAGCATATTGGAATGTTAATCTGTCATTGATATTTTTATATGCGTACATATCACCAAAACCACCTGCACAAACATCAGTTAAGGTATCAGCAAATTCAGATTTGAAATCATCACCAAAATAGATGTCAAGTTCATCTTGCAATTCCTGAATATCTGACTTGACAAAACTTTCTTTTCCTGACAGCATATATTGAACACATTGGTCAACAAGTTCAGTGAAGAAAGGATGACAGATTTTAATGTTTGACCTTGTGGTGTCCTCAACTAATTTCCCATCTGCATTGTAATAATACAGTTTATAGTCAAGGATGTCGTGTCTGCCCTCATAATATTTATGTCCGACAGATGCAGACTGTTTTCTTGTACTTGTCAAATCTTCTTGAATCAGATGATAGATTTCACTTTCTGTTAGCATTCTTTTTCACCGCCCTTTCTTTTATGACTTAATATATACAGAATCCCTTGGAACAGCGGTGTTTCAAGGGATTCTGTCACTAATATGTTACTAATACAACCAACCATTCTTCTTGATGAACTGTTCAAGACCGTACCGCATAGCATCCATCAGGTGATTGAAGTCATCAATTGGAATGTTCAGTTTATTTCCAAACTTGTCTTTATCCCAAGTGTAGTTTGATATTTCTGTCAGGAAGTTCACACATCTTGGATGAATGATGATTTGAAATCCTTGAATCCATTGAATACCATTGTTTACACTGTCTTTGCCTTTGGATGCACCGGTGATTCTCAATCCGTAACCCTTTAATTCATCAATGCTTTTTGGTTCTGCGGAATCACCGGTGAATCTGTCCTTTGAATACCCCATTCCATACAGGGTTTCATATATGCGTTTGTTTGACAGTCCTTTTTCATACATTTCATCCCACACATATATTTTTGCATTATCTAAATCCACAAATCCAACAAAAGCTGCTGAAGGGTCATTGGTATAACCAAAGTCAAGACCAAACCCTGATTTCAGATTATCACTGAATACAACATTGTCAGGTTTTTCATCCAATTTGTTATATTCAGCCTTGGTCATCAGTCTGAAGTCTTGTTCAACCCAATTTTCATAGACAAGACCATCAACAATGCCCCAATTTCCAAGACCTGCAACAGCATATCTTCTTGGATTGTTCTTTTTCATCTGCTCAAACAACTTCTTGTCTGAAGCATCCAACCATTCATTACACAAATAGTTAGTTGTCATTGCAAGAATGTCCGGGTCAACAGGTGCATCAAAGAACCGTTTCTTTATCCAATGATGTTCATTCCAAGGATTGAATGTCAAAGTGATTTGCTTGAAATAACCTTCAGGAACTTCACCACGGATTGATTCATCAATCGTGTCAAAGTCTGATTCTGACATTATTTCATAGGCTTCTTCAATCCATAACCAACAAAGAACACCTGTGTCAACAGTGATTGATGTTACTTTGAAAGGGTCATCCAAACCCCTGAAATAAATCTTTTGACCTGTTTCAACATTGACTATTTCAAGCGGTGATTCTTTGGCAACCCAAACATTCTGCAATCCTAATCTATTGATTGCCCATTTCAGTTCAGTGAAACAGGAATCTTTCAATGTTCTGTATGTTTTCCTTATGACAAGAAGGTTTGCTGCTTTGTACTTTTCTTTTGAAAGGTTGCTGATAAACCATAAAGCAGAAGTCTTTGATTTTTTGGATGCTCTTGAACCTTTACACACCCGGTATCTACCTTTGAACTTCCAAAAATCTTTATATCCACCGCCAACAAAGTCTGAAATTTTGAAAACTGCATTTTCCATATTTCACACCCCATTTATGGCACAATAATAACAGAACCCCTTAAAATCAATAAAAATATAGGGTTCTGTTACTAACCTGTTTCTAATCATCAAGGTCATCAACAATTACAACCTTTGTGTTGCCTTCCACATTTACCTTGTCGGTGAACAGACCGTATCTTTTACCTAACAATTCAGCAGCTTTCAACCTTTCTTTTTCGTCAGGGGATTTTGTCACCCTTTCAGCGGAAGAAAATCCTTCACCATCACCGGTTACAACAACGATTTCAGAAGCGGATTCCCCACGCATCACAGAAGTCAGGTATTTAATGACTTCTTCAGCGGATGCAACCTTTGCCGAACTCATTTCTGCAAGCCGTTGTTCAATATAATTTTTGATGTTAGCATTTGTTAGCAGTCTTGAACTATTCGCCCTTGCAACAGCATCATTCTTTATCCGGGGATAAGCTGCTTTATATGCTCTTGTTGCATTGCAATCAATCAAGTATTCATCACAGAACTTCTGCTGATTTGCAGTCATATTTTACCTTCCTTTCTGCATAAAATTGAAAATGCACATAGACATATCTATGTGCATTTCTGTATGATACCATTTTAACATACTTGATTGTAAATTACAATCAAGTGGTGCTATAATAAAAGGTTAGGTATTAAATTTTTTAGAAAAATCTTGCAAGGCTCTTTTATGTATTTCGTGAACCCATTGGGTTGTGAAATTAAGTTCTTTGGCAATAACTTCCCAAGTATGAAAAAGCAAATATCTATTCTGAAGAATAAGTCTTTCATTTTTATCCGGAATCTGTTCAATCTTGCTTTTGATTTCTTCCTTCAAATCAACATATTTATCAATTTCATCATTGATTTTGTTTTCAAGGTCAATGATTTTTGGTAAGCATCTAACAAACGATGGCTCAACATCTCTATTTGGCGAATGGGGCATACCGGACAAATTCGATGATGACACACTGGATGCAAGGTCACGCAATTGATCAAGTTCCTTCAGGTTACTGTCAATCAATTCGTTTAGTCTGTATGCCTGTCTTAAATACTGTTTTGCGGTCATTTTAATCATCCTTTCATAATAAATTTAGGGTAACAGGTAACAGGTAACACTTGTTTTCTATATTCTTTTATTTTTAGGGGTATATTAAAAAATCGTACCCCTTAATTTTTTGATATTCAGAGAAATAAAGAATTAAGTGTTACCTGTTACCTTAACCACCGCAACCCTTGATTTTATGCTGTTTTTCAGGGTAACACTTAACTGTTTTTATGTGTTACCTTTACTGTTACCCTGACAATAGCCCCATAAATTGTTTTTGTAAGCGGTGAAAATTCTTCTTCCGAGTTCGCTTTTTCTTTGCGTGAAGTGCAAGATGCTTGATTTTTCCGGTTCCGCTGTTTAGAATCAGATTGTCCCAAGTCTGAACAAATCTTCCTATAATTTCAGCAATTACATCTGCAAGACGGTGAACCACTTCGGCGATTACATCTGCCAAAATTTGAATTGCTTCAAAAAGTGAATCAATCTGTTCCTGTGTCAGAAAGTTTTCCATCTTCAACACCCCTTTCTAAAATGTCACCGCTGCATTCAGAACCGCAGCAGCTACCCAATAAATTGTTTTCTTAAAGTCACCCTGTGTTGCATAGACAATTCCTGCACCTATGTCAAGCAATATCAAGATGACTGGAAAAATGTATTGTGATTTCATTTTTGAAAACCTCTGTTTATTTGAATTTATGAAATGTTTCATCCGTTACCTTTCCGCATTTCTGGCACACAAGATAATATCTTTCACCGCTAATGCAACAGAACGGTTCAACTTTTCTGCACCAAACAACATTCTTATGCTTGCAAAATAACTGCTTCAACCATTTCATCATTTGCCATCACAACCTTTCTGAACAGAATTAAGATGATTGCTCTGCTCTCTCTCTCTCTCTCTCTCTGCTTCATCCAAGCGGTCACAACACACATCAAAATAGTGGTCATCAATTTCATAACCTATGTAATGACGGTTTGTTCTGACGGATGCAACCGCTGTTGTACCGCTACCAAGAAAGGGGTCAAGGATTATATCACCCTCATTGGAATATTGTTCAATGAGTATCTGCACAAGTTCTGATGGCTTTTGTGTTGGGTGCTGTCTAACATCTTTGGAATCGGTGATGAATCCCTGCTGTTTGAACACAATCCTTTTGATAGGTTTTTTGAAAGTGGTATAAATCAATTCACCATCCGCAAATGGATTTTGAAAAGCAATATCACCTTTCTTGTCCCAAAACAACCAACAAACAGAAGGTGGAAGTTGATGGGCAAAATAATTTGCACCAAAGATGATGATATTCTTTGAAATGCGGAACATTTCATCAAACACTTCTTTTTCGGGGATTTTGGAATCCCAATTTCCTGTATATCTTCTGTTTTTAGATACACCAAAACCATTTGTTCCTTTATCGGCTTTCTTTCCATAAGGTGGGTCAGTAATAATCAAGTCAATACATTTGTCCGGAAGTGATTTCATACCTGATAAACAATCTTGATTGTATATGACATCAAATTCAATCATCTGAACCCACCTTTTCAAGTGTTTCTGAATTGCCCTGAACAATTTTCTTGACACAATCTGAACAGTAACAACCTTTAAGACCTTCTATTTCATACAAGAAGCACATCCAAGTTCTGTTCCATCTACCTTCATCAGAACACTTCTTGCAAGACCCTTGACCTTCACCTTTGCATTTAGTAACTTTCATCTGAACTCCCTTCCTGATTTTTTATCTTTGATTTCAATTCTGTTCAGAAGTTCATAACCACTTTCATTGATGATGAATTTCAGAACCTTTATCAAAAACCCTGTTTTCTTTTCCAATTCGTTTTCTTCCTGAATAACTCCAAATGCGGTTGCATTTGGATAACCTTCACTATTATAAAACGGATTATTTTTATCACCCTGCATCAGAATCACCGCCTTATGTAGCAGGTTTCAAGGTGTCATTGTCGGCATATTGTGATGCGTTTCTTGCACCTTCCTGAAGTGACATATCATATTTGTCACACATTGCAGCCACCTGAATGGATTCAATTGCAACATTCTTTGCAACCTCTCTGATAATCTTCATCTGCTCAAACACCGGTTCATCTTTCTTGATACCTGCCCAAGCATTGGCAAAAACTTCAAGCAAAAGATTCATACCATCCATCACTTCTTCAATTTCTTCTTTAATCACTGCATAACCGTGATGTGCAGAAGGGAAAAGGGGAAATTTGGTGTTTGCACTGTTCAATTCTTTGAACACAAGTTCATTCACATCTTTTTCAACAGCATTCATTTTCATCTGTCCTTTCATTGTTTGATATAAATTCTGTAAACCTTGCCACCAATCTTCTTGGTTTTGGTAGTCATCCCAAGTTTTCTGCAAAGTTGCTTTGAAAACTCTGCTTTTGACATAGGATTGAAATTGTTTGCAAGGCAGTATTCTTTGTATCGTTTATATACCTTGTCAGACTGTTCATTTTCAATCTGAAATTCTTCAATCTGCATTTCATCAAAGAATCCAATAATAGGATTGTTTGTTTCTTCGTATTCTTTTAACTGTCCCTGAACCCTTGCTGATTCTGTGAACCCTTGCTTTTCAATGATGTTCTTCAGTGCCTTGATACCAAGAACAATCAAATATTCCATCACTTCAGGTTCTTGCAATTTGTATTTAATACTTGAATCATAGTCAGGGTCATTTTTAGAAAACTCTGCATCAAAGGGGACAATCAAAAGCCTTCGCAGAACTGCACCTGTTTTGTCCTTAATTCTTGGAATGTTGTTTGCGGAAAACAGAAATTTTGCATAATTGTTAAATTCAAAAGGTTTTTCACCTTTGTTCTGAACCTGAACCCTTTCCCCGGTAACTAACTTTTTAAAGAATGAAGCATTGACAATAAATTCATCAGAAATATCATCACCAAGATTTGCCAACTTTCCAAATAAGGCAGCATTCTGAAACTTTTGGTCAAGTTCTTTCAGGTCAAGTGCAGTGATATTTTCTTCATTCAAAAGATGCTGAATCATAGCAATGAAGGTGGACTTTCCGTTTGAACCTTCACCCGTCAGAATGAACGCTTTACCACCACCCAAAGTGTTTGACCGATAGAAACAAGAACCAATACATTCTTCAAGAATAGTTCTGATTTCAGCATCGTGACAGGCAATCTTGTCAAGGGTCTTGTCTGCAAGTTCTGAATATGCGGTGGGATTGTAGTCCCAAGGAATGCGGTTTGTGATTACTATGTCCGGTGAAAACGGTTTCAGACTGTCAGTTTCCAAGTCATAAATGCCATTTCTGAAGGCAATCATATTTGGTGCAGCCATTTCAGTATTTTCAAGCAAAAGCAAATTCAGATATTTCAGCACTTCAGACCGCTTTGCATTGGAAAGACTGCTAATGTGCTTTATCATTACAGCTTCAATTTCTTCCTGTCCGGGAACATAGACCCCATCCTTGAACAAGTGCAACTGACCATTGATTCTGATGATGTGATTGTTATTCTTTATGTAGGTTGCAAACTTATCAAAAAGAAAATTGCTACCCTTAAAGAAAACAGGCTTTTTGAAGGCATCATCACGCAGAATCACTTCAAGTTCACTGTTTGACAGCGGTTCTTTCAGTATGTATTGATTGATGATTCTGATGGTTTCCCTTGCTTCTTCTACACTGAAATCATTGCTTTGAAGGGTTAGAATGTAGTTGAACAATGCCTGATTTCTTCCGGAACCGGCATCCATATCAAGAAATTCAGTAGTACACTTAATTGGGAATAACCACTTTGGAATGTCCTGATATTCTTCACCTTCAAGGATGTCATACAGAACAGTTCTTTCCTTGCCATCAATTTTCAAAACCTCATAGGAACTTTTGAACCCGGCTTTGATGTCAGCGGTAAGACCGCAGGCAAGTTTGGTTCTGTTTGGGCAGTTCTTGATTTTCGTGCTTTTGAAAAGGAAGTGCATTCCTGACCTGCTCTGAAGAACCTTGCATCTGATGCCTTCTTTATCGCAAATATCCAACAGAAGATTTGACTGTTCCATATCATCAATATCAACCAAGATTGAATCTTCTGCCATTACACCTGCAAATTCAGGTAGTGACTGAACTTGTTCAAGGGTTTTCAAGGTTGCTACACCTTTGAATTTTTCTATGGATTTTTTATCCTTGGTCATAATGTAACCCCTGTAAAACATCATTCATCACTTCCTTTCATTTGTGTGTGGCAAAAGTTTTTCATAGCAGTCTTTATGAATGAAAATCACCCTTGCCGGTGTTCCTTTTTGCTTCACCCAATGGTAAGAATCAGAGGGGTGAATGACTTGACCACATTCAATACACTTTGTATTTCCGTTTTCATCCGGTTTATAATTTTTTGCCATATCACACCACCCCAAAATCTTTTAATCTTCGCAGGGCAAAATTTATATACCACTGCTTATCAAGTTTGTCCGGAACCTTGACACCGTTCACTTCATCATTCCAAATAAAACAATGTTCAGGACTGTTCTGCAACTTTGCCGGTCTGCCTGTTCTGATGCTGACTTTTTTCACACCTGCATCCTTTAGGTTCTTTGATGCAAAGACCCTGATGCACTTTTCTTTCAGCGGTGTTTCACCATACAGAATGTGACTGTATTTGTTTGAAATCTTGGAAACTAACTGAAATTCTTTCAAATCATCACAATTGTTGACTGTGACTTCTACCGGAATACCGTCAACCATATAATTGACTAATGCCTTGTTCAGAATCGGCAAGTCATAGTCCAAATCAGAAAGTTTCTTGATATATGCACCTTTGACCTTCATTGCACCGGTTTCCCGGTCAATTATCATATAGTTGTTGACATCCTTTTGAAATATCTCACCAAAGAAAGTGTCAAAGTCCATCTTCATTCCGGTTCTGTGTTCCCAATCAGCAACAATGCGGTCAATGATGTCAAAATCTCTTTCATAATCCCTTAATCTGATGATGATACCATCAGTATTGTTTTGAACAAGTTCACAATATGGTTCAATATGTTCAATCAGGTCAAGCAATAACAACTGACCATTTATGCAAATGCTGTTGTTGCTCATAGGGTCATATAATGCAGATTGTTTCTGTTTCATTTGACCGCTGATTGCATTATCCATTATTTTGAATGGAAGTCTTGCTTTTTTATCGCCTTTCCTTTTGAACTCAATGTTTGAATTGTGAATAAATTCAAAGTTTTCAGGGTTATCCATTACCCTATATCCAAACTTGAACTTTTCTTGCATACTCGGATAATAAGCAGTGACATCAATTATCAGGAAATCACCCTTTGCGTGATATTGCGGTTTTGCACCGTGACCACCGCCCCAAGAAAAGGTGTGTTCAACCCCTGCAACCATTATTTTTTCTTGTGACTTTTCATAATCGTGATTGTCAGGGTTCGAGTACCAATCAGCAACAAAGCGGTATTTTTTCAATTGAATGCAATCAAGAACCGGGAATTGAAATTCATCATCAAAATTTTGACCTTTTCGATTTCCACCGAGGATTTCCGCAGCAAGTTGTGCTTTGGTCTTGGATAATGCCATCAATGGAAGTTTGAAGTGCTTGATAAAGAACATCATTGTGTTAAATTCATCAATGCGTTTGATGAAAACTTCAATTGTTTGTTGAACATCGTGTCTGCAATACTTCACTGTGTCGGCAATTTCCGCATCCGTCAATTTGCGGTCTATATCGAACGGAACAGATGTTTCTTTGATATTGTTACCCATAAACCCTTCAAAGGATTTCAAACCCCTGTCAGTTCCAAGCATCACATCATAGTTAATCAAGGGGATGTCCCTTAACATACTGCTGAACTTCCATCCGGGGTTACCTTTCACAATAATGAAGTCATTGATTTTCTTTGGGTCAAATCCGCAAAGGATGCCTTTTAAAATGTATTGGTCATAATGTCTTGAATTGAAACCAACCCAAATATCATTGATATGTGCATCATAGAACTGTTGAAGTTGCTTTTCATCGTTTATGATGACAGTTTCTTTCTTATTGCTCACATCATTGATGACAACTAACCAATCATATTGGAAAACCTCAAAGTCATAAAAGACCATAACATTCACCATCCTTTCTTAAAATTGAAAGGGGGATGGGGTGACCATCCCCCTTGTTATACCTTAATCATTCAACTTCAAATACATCTGTGATTTCATAGGTGCTGAATCCCTTCTTGCCTTCCTTATAGGAAAGACCATATTCAAGGTTTCCATCAATAGCTTCAATCACATCCATCAACAGATTACCATATTGCTTGTAAGTAACAAATTCAATGTCAATGTCCGTATCAAGAGAACGCAAGAATTCATTGACGATGTGGATTTGAAATCCCTGTGTGATGACCTGATTCATAAAGATTCGACTACCCTTGAAGTCACCGGTTAAGATTTTGAACCAAACTGAAACCATAGGATCACCGGCTTTGGATGCAGTCAGTTCAAGTTTATCAATCTTGACTTCATAATCACCGTGTGGAACATCTTTGTAAGTTGCACCATTTTCCTGTGCATCCTTTACATCTTCTGCAAGACCCTTTGTGTCAATTGCACTGTCAAACTTATCCCAAATATTCATTTCTGCCATTTTAATTCACCATTTTAACCTTTCAAATTTTAATTGTTTTCAGTAGTTGTGGATGCTCTTCTTTTGCGTGTTCTGACCGGCTTTTCAGCAGGGTCAGGTCTGTTGTCAACTTTGGACTGCTCTGTGGAAGGTGTTTCCGCTGCTTCTGTATCATCAGTGTCAAAAGGCGGTGCATCTTCATCAGCAACCTTTCTTCTTCGGCTCTTTCTGCCCTCTGTTGCCGTTTCTGACGGTGTTTCTTTATTGGTAGTATCATTTACCGCCTTTGTGTTTTCGGCTCTCTGTGCGTTACTATGTGCCTTTCTGACAGCGTTTCTATTCGCTTCATCGTAAACAGCAAACAAGGCATTTACATCAAGCGGAATATCTTTTGCATCTGTTTTCAAACGACCGCCACCAAAAATGACTTCATTGGACTTGAAGTTGAATGTTCTGACATCACCATCAGCAACAATTCTTGCAACAATGTCAACCATACCGGCAACCTTCAATGCAACCTTGTCCTGCATATTCGGTTTAATAGCAGTAATTTTGTCACCGCCCTTCTTTGTGATGTCCTTGCTTGTATCTTCGTGTGAAATCAGAATGATATTTTCATAATCCAAAGCCATCAATCTTTTCAGTGTATTCAGGAATTCCCCCCTGACCATATCCCAAGCCTTGAAGGAATCGTCAGATTCGTGTTTGATTCCCATTTGGTCATACATAAACAGACGACAATATTCATACATATCTTCCACAAGGTCAACAATGATAGTCTTGAAACTGTTTTCTTTCTTTTCAAGTTCATCAATGACATCCTTGAACACCTGCCAAGCCAAGGTTTTCTTGGTCATTCTGCCTTCAACCTTGATTTCATCCTTGATACGAATGTAGGGGGCATCAACAAACTTGATGTTACCATCCGTATTCAGCATAAGGGGGTCGGGAAAAGCGTTCGCAAAGGTGGTCTTTCCGCAGAAGGGAACACCATAAATCCACATAACCCTTTTGTCAACTTTTTCAATGTTTCTTCTTTCTGTACTTGGTAACTTCATAAAATAGTTCCATCCTTTCATACAATATTCTTCAAATTCGCAGTACCGACAGAACCAACCCTTGTTCTGTGGAAATTCTGCTGTTTCGTTTATGGACTTGACCAACAAAAGGAAATCAATCACCTTTGTATAGTCAAATTCAATTTGAACTGTCTTGACTTCAGCTTCCTTCAGTTCGTCTTTGATTCGCTGTCTGAACTGTTGTAAGTCCTCTGTCTTTTTCTGTTTGATGTTCACCTTTGGAACAAACAAGAAATAAAGGTTGCGGATTCTCTTGCCGGGGTTGTTCTTCTCAAAGAAATACTTGTATAGGTGCAGTTGCCTTGAATCCTTGTAATGATTTTGATTATTTGAATACTTAAAATCATAAATGTCATAGGTGTTAGGTAATTCAACACCCCTTTCAAACACCCTTGCCGGTGCAAGCAGGTCAATAAATCCGTGAAAATCGTCATCATTGATTTCAACTTCATATTCCCCTGAAGGCAAGACCGCTTTTGCTTTTGGAATCAAATATTCCAACTTAATTGCTTCGCTGATGTGGGAATCGTCAATGATGGGAAATGACATATAATACTGTTCAATTGCCGTTTTCACATCTTTTTCAATTCCTGTGTGAAGTGCCGTTCCAAGAACAAGTGCATTATCTGAATTGATAGGGTCATTTGTTCCTATACCGTCAAGATATTGCATTTTGAACTTGAATGGGCATTTTTCAAAGCATTCAGTTCTGCTATGTGACCATTGCATTCTTTCACCCCTTTCACAATAAGTTTGAATTGTTCAAATCCTTCCGGATATAGAACCATTGCAATTGAACCTGACTTGTTAATTTGTGCAACATTGTGTTTCTGAAGTTCTGACGGTCTGCCATCAGATGCCTTCAATTCAGCATCAATATTGAAACCATTAACCACAATGTGCATATCAGGCAACCCCTTCTTGCTGTACCCGCCGCCCCACCTTTTTTCCCAATAACCACAAGGTAGAACATTCATCTTGTCATCAGCAGTACCAAGGGGATAGACACCAATGGATTCAAGCCATTTTTTGACCCTGTTTTCAAAGTTCTTTTCCGCTGCCATTCCGTTTTACCCCCCCCCCTTGATTGAAATAGACCAAAATCCCAAGCGTGCTTGATGTTTTCGGATTGTGTGACCCATTCAAGTTGTGATGCTCTGCAATCGTGCTTTTTACCTTTCTTGTGATTGACCACGGGTTTGTTTTCGGGATTTGGGATAAAAGCAGTTGCAACTAAAATGTGAACCCTTTCACACTTTCCATCAATTTTCACCCTTAAATATCCATTCCCGTCATCATAGGGTTTCAAGACTTTTCCTGTTCTCTTGTTTCGTATTTGCCCCATCCTATTGACCTCATAATTTGGATGATTCAAAATAGGTTTCCACTTTGCCATCAAATCACTTCTTTCTACCTATGATTGAAATAGCAACCAAAGTCACACAGATAATCAATACAACCAAGACTGTTTCTGTCATTACTTTTTACCGCCTTTCACTTCAACTTTAATGTAAGCAGATTTTTTGGAAGTCTTTGAACACTCTGTTGCAATATCCGGATGCAGTTTCTTCAACTTTGCACTATCAACTGAAGTGGATGTGGTTTCTGCAACATAGGTGATATTCAGAATATCAGATTCAAATTTCTTCACACCGTACTGCTCCATTGCTTCTTTCAGTTTGTCCTTCAGTTCCTTTTCCTGTGCTTCAATCTGCTTTTTTGTGGTAACCAAAGATGCAATCTGCTGAAGGACTGCAAGCTGCTGACTTTTGAATGTTTCAAGTGCGGTTTCTTCATCAACTGTGGAACAACCGCATTTTTTGAAATCTTCAGAACAAGCATCCTTGCAGTCTGCAAATTCCGGACAACTGTGACAGCATCCATCAAACTTTCCAAGGGGACAAGTGTTTTCACATTTAATCATTGTTTTCAACCTCTCTTTCAATAAATACTTCTTTATACTGAACCCCAAATTCCAATGCTGCTTGATGGGATTCAAAGTATATATCAATCTTGTTTCCGGTGATTGAACCGCCCCTGTCCTGAACTATGTACCTATGACCATCAATGATGACTTCTGTCCCATAGGGAAGAACACTGATGTCAGCAGCAATGGTCACACCTTCTTTTGCAATGGTCTGATTTGCGGTGTAAACAATAGGTTTTCCACTTTCATCAAGGGTTCTGTTTTCACCCCATTTTCCACAGCACTTGGAACAACCACAGTATGCAGTCAACTTGTATTCACCAAGACTAACTTGTTCAATCACCGGTTCTGTTGAAATAGCAGTTGATGCGGTTGTCTGCTTTATATGTTCAGTTATATCAACAGATGCACCTTCAGCAACCGTTTCCGGAAGTGGTTCATCAATTGCACTGCAACTGACTATGACCAAAATTCCAATGATAACCGTCAATAAACCCGGTAACAGTAATTTGTTAAAACGCTTCTTCATATTTTTTGAATAGTTCATCATCATATTCCTTTCGCATTTTCAAAGTTTCCAAAATATCTTCTTCCACACTGTTTCTGACCATCAGATAGTAATAGAAGCAGTTGTTTTTCTGACCAATTCTGTGAATTCTTTTCTTGGACTGCTCAAAATCTTCAGGATTTTGCGGAAGTGTAAAATAGATGATTTTGTTTGCCTTCTGAAGATTCAGCCCTTTTGCCCCGGCTTGATATTGAACAAAGGTCACTGAATTACTTTGGTTTTCGTATGCAGACAAATCCTTTACAGACCCATTTACAATTGAAATTGGTTTTTCCAAATCCTCAACAATTGCCTTCATTCGTGCCAATTCTTCATTGAAGTTATAGAACACAATCAAGCGGTCATCAGTAGATTCCACAAGGTTCTGAAATGCGGTCAACTTTGCTTTAGAATACTGACCGCAAAGTTGCCTTGCATACATCCTTTTTGTCAGTCTTGTATCACCGATCAGTTTTTTGTCCTCTATGGTCACCACACTGTTCCGCATAAAGTAGCGGAATTCTTTGGTGTTTGTAACCATTACAGGAATGACAATCTGTTCCGGAAGGTCAAACACTTCTTCGGTTTTCATAAAAATGCAACCATACTGTTTCAATTTTGCTTTCAGGCGGTCAACATTCTTGTAACCTACAATGACACGCATCTTGAAACCGCTGTCACCATCTTCAATCCATTCTTCAACTACATATTGCTTGTAAAACAAATCTTTGCTGATGTTCCATCCAAGCAAGTGAAGCTGTGACCACAATTTTTCATACTTGCCACCTGTGGGTGTTCCGGAAAGAAGAATCACATTAGAAGGATTCAATTTGTCAATGAACTTGGTTCTTTTTGCTGATGGATTGGTTATCAGTGAAGATTCATCCAACATCAAGGTGAAGTCTTTCAGCTTCAGAAGGTCAGGTCTACGGAATGACAATTCATAATTGATAATTCCGGATGTCATAGATGCAACTTCCTTGTCCCCGTTCATAACCTGCAAGAAATAATCAAGTTCTTTTTTATCCGTCAGGTCATAAGCATCAAAACCACATATATCAACAAGATGCGTCACCCAATCTTCTATTTTTGATTTTTGGCAAACAAGTAGCAATGGTTTTTTTAATTCCTTTGCCTTTTCCGAACCAACAAAAGTTTTTCCAAGACCCATATCCAAGAAATAACCAACCTTGTTGAACTGCTCTGTTTCCTGAAGTGCTTTGACTTGATGCGGAAATAAATTCACCGCTGTCATACTCGTTTGTTCCAAATTTTCTTGTCAGCAGATGCACAACAGTTGTTGCAGACAACAATATCGGAATCATTGTATTCTGCTTCACCACCGCAGAAAGGGCAAGGTTTCAAATCGTCAGATGTAGGGGTCAGGTCAATGTGTTTCTGACCGATTTCAAGAACTGCAAGGGCAACTTCTCTGTTCTTGGTGTCATCCCATTCATCAATGACCTTCTTGAATTCTTCAACGCTGTAAAGTTCGTATTCAAAGGAAATCTTGATTTCAAGGTGTTTTGTTCTGAACAGTGTCAAAGAATTTGCATATTCACCGATAGGTGTCGCACAGAAGATGTGTTCTGTCGAAAAGACACTTGCATCACCGCAAACCTTGGCATTGCCCCAAACCTTGGCATCACCGTAAACCTCGGCATCACCGCAAACCTTGGCATTGCCCCAAACCTCGGCATTGCCCCAAACCTTGGCATTGCCCCAAACCTTGGCATCACCGTAAACCTCGGCATCACCGCAAACCTTGGCATCACCGTAAACCTCGGCATCACCGCAAACCTTGGCATCACCGTAAACCTCGGCATCACCGCAAACCTTGGCATTGCCCCAAACCTCGGCATCACCGCAAACCTTGGCATTGCCCCAAACCTCGGCATCACCGCAAACCTCGGCATTGCCCCAAACCTTGGCATTGCCCCAAACCTTGGCATTGCCCCAAACCCAAGCCTTTCCATCGTGGGAAAGATTGCTTTCTTTCTCAACGAATCCACCAAGGTCACCTGCTTTGACTTCATCACCGGAAGTGGTTGTGAAGCTGATACAAGCCTTGATTCTGTAAAGGGTTCTTCCGAACCAATTGATTTTCTGTTCAGTAGTAAGTTCAAATTTTTTCATTGTTTTCATTTCCTTTCAAAATTAGATTTCATTTCCTGTGTATTCAGCAAACTTCTTGGGGCTGATGTAATAACGGTATTTTCCGGAAGGCATTAAAACCGCATATCCAAATGGGAACACACCGTTTTTCAACCCCTGTCTGACCATCTGTTTTCCAACCCCCATCAACTTTGCAACAGTTTCAACCGGAAGGTTGTTCAGATGTCCGGAACTGTCGATTTCATCAACAGAACCATTCAACCAATCCACAGACACATCCAAAGCATTTGCAATCATTGACATTCTCAGTGCAGAAGGTGTATTTTTTCCGGACAGGTATTGACTGATTGAAGATTTACCAAGTCCGGTTTTGGATGCAAGGTCAGATTGTGTGACCTTTTGTTCATCCATTGCTTTTTTCAATCTTTCTGAAAAAGCATTCATTTTCATCATCCTTTCTTGATTTGAATTTTGAATTTTGAATTTAACCCTTCGGTAGAATGTCATTCTACTTTGTCAGCAAAAAAAATTGTGTTCAGTTCTTCTGCTGTCAAATGTAGAATTTCACCCAACTTCTTGATTTCAGATGCTTTGAACTCGGACTTGTTATTGACCTTGTAATTGAATGTTGCAATGGTCATTCCAAGCATTTCTGCAATCTGTTCCTGCGTGAATCCTCTTTCAAGAATCACCGCTTTCAGCTTCAAAGTGTTAGTCATTGTTTTTGTCACCATCCTTTCTTTTATACCCAAATTTCATCGTTGTCATCGAACATCTGACAGAAGATAAATTCCAACATTGGAACAGATATTGAATTTCCTGCTAATTTATAAAGTTGTGAATTTGACCTGTCATTTCCGTTGTAAAAGGTTTCATTCAGTGCTTGTTTGACCTTGAAGAAATCTTCATCTGTGAATCCCATCAATCTGAAACATTCTAATGGGGTGTATTTTCGGCATCGTAGGCTTTCATCAATGATGTGCGGTTCCAAGTTACCCCCCCCCCTTGCAGTTTAATGATGGGGAAATGCCTGAAGGGTCATAAACTCTGCCTTGATTTGGGTTGTCCCTATTCTTTGTGGGACACACATTCCCAATCTGAATGATTTGTTTATTTTCGTTCATATTCCACCACCGCATTCATACTTTGATTCCCAAAACTTTTGAAATCTCTTGCAAGAAGTGTGTTTGCAATACTTGTCAAGGAATCAATCTTTGTTGCACATTTACTTAATGTTACACCTTGCCGGACACATACCAAATCCCATTGATGCTTGTCTATTGAACCGTGCCCCCCCCCACCCTGATTGCATTAGAAATCATCTTTTCTTTCAGTTGCGAAATCAATGCTTTTGCCTTTTCATCAGGTATGTAATACTTTTCATCCACTTCTGATTCAAGATAATCATACAAGCATTTCAGAAGTTTTACAGGTTTCGGAAATTCAAAGCGTCCTGTGTCAATGTCCTTTCTAATACTGACAACAATCACCCTTTCACGATGCTGTGCAAGGTCATAATCTTTTGCATCAAGCACCTTCCAATAGTTGTTGTACCCTGCATCAGTAAGGCACTGAAGAACGGTTGCAAATTCATTTTTGAATCTTGGTGAAGTCAAATTCTTGACATTCTCTGCAATGGCAATTTTGGGTTGACAATGCTGAATTACACGCAAAGCATCAAAGAACAAATTTCCCCTTCCTTTTGAATCTTCAAATCCTTCTTGTTTTCCTGCTTGGGAAAACGGTTGACAAGGGAAACCATAAGTTACAAGGTCAATATTCTGTGGAAGTGTCTTTTCATCAACTTTGGTGATGTCCCCAAGGTTCATTGATTCAGGAACATTGTGAATGGCTGAATATGCCTTTGATGCGTATTTGTCAAATTCACAATATGCCACCAAATCAAATGGAATCCCAAGGTTAGTCAAAGCCTTTTCAAAAGCACCTATTCCACTGAACAATGACAGAAGTTTTACCATCTTTTCACCTTCCTTCTTTTTCTGCACTCTGCATTTTGCATCAGGACTTGTGACCTGCATTGGTTGCATTACAGATGGGGAAGGTTGCAGCCTGTCCCCAATATATTGAATCGTGTTTTCATTGTTCAACAATCAAGCATTTCAATTATTTCAGTAACCATACCGCAATCAAAGTGAATTACATATTTTACAGGAAAAACTTCACTTTCATAAGTCAGTGCCATTGAGCCATTCAGAATGGAAGCAAAATCTTCATCTTTCTTGCACTGTTCAGGGTTATTTGTTCCATATCCGTGATGCACTTCAGATGTGAATTTGCAACTGTTGACGATTTTCTTTGCCATACTTTGAAGCTCTTCTTGTTTCATCTTGTTGTGTGTTCCCCAAGATGCCTGTTCATAATGTGTGATTTTCATTATTTCCACCTGTCCTTTCAATGTTTGGGAAGTGTCATTTGGTAGAATTTTGTTCTACCGTGACTAAAGTATTATAGCACAAAGTAGAATGTGTGTCAACCTTTTTTAGAAAATTTTTCTGAAAAAGTTGAAATTCATTCTATTTTGTGCTATAATACAGTAGAATCATATTGTAAGAAAGGATGGTTTTGCATATATGACAACCGGGCAGATTATTAAAATGATGCGTGAAGAAAGGGGGATGACCCAAGAAACACTTGCTGAACTGATGGGATATTCACACAAGTCATCCATAAACAAAATTGAATTGGGCAAAGCAGACCTACCACAGTCCAAAATTATTGCCTTTGCAAAAATATTTGGTGTGACACCTTGTGAAATCATCGGGTATGAACCAACCGCTGCAACGGAAGAACAAAAGAAGATGTGGGATGAAAAGTTGAATGCACATCAGCAACTTCAAACGGAAGTCCAAGTCATTGAATCTGTGCAGAAATTATTTGGAAAAGATTCAGTGAAAATTCTGCAACTGTTCAATACCTTGAACAAATCCGGAAAGACTAAAGCAATTGAAACCCTTGAAGATTTAACAGCAATTCAAAAATACATAAATTGAAAGGTTGATTTAATTATGTTTATTTCATTAGGTAAAATGTTAGGTAAAAGTAAATTCCGCATTGGTGCAGGATTGCGAATCACAAAGACCAATATATGGTGGATGTGGTTAGTTCTTATGTTCGTTTTGATATTCCAAATGATGTGGTATGTCTGTGTCCTGTCCTTTTGGATGATTTATGCAGTCTGCTATGGCATTTATTGGGTTATCAAGAAAATTATTCAGACAATAAAAGGTAACAGGTAACAGGTAACACTTGATATTTATTTGAAAAATTGATTTTTAATAGGTCTGATAATTCATACACCCCTAAAAATAAAAGAATATAGAATGTATGTGTTACCTGTTACCCTGTTACCTATAAAAAGAAAGAACCGGTCAGTGCTGCAACACCAACCGGTTCCGGGTTAAACCCCAAATTCAACGATGAAAACACGAAAAATTCAAGGTGAAATTTGGTATAAATATTATAGCACATTTTGCCTTGAAAATCAATATGGAAAGGTAAAATGCTATGAAGAATCCAAATGGTTATGGTTCTGTTGTTAAATTATCCGGGAACAGAAGAAAACCATATTGTGCAAGAAAGACTTCCGGATGGAATGACAAAGGCTATCCAATTTATAAAGTGATTGGATATTTTGCAGAACGGCAGGAAGCAATGATTGCCCTTGCAGAATACAACAGAAATCCTTTTGATGTGGATTTGTCAAAGATAACAATGAAGGAACTATTTGAAAAGTGGTCAAAAAGGGACTTTTCAAAGATGTCAAAGTCATCTGCATCAAGTCATAAATCAGCATTCAAACACGCATCTGCACTTCATAATGCACCATACAAGAATATCAAAGCCTATCAGATGCAAGAAGTCATTGACAACTGCGGATATGGTTATTCAACCCAAGGTGCAATCAAGAATTTATTTGGTCAACTTGACCGCTTTGCAATGGAATTGGATGTCATCAACAAATGCAATTCAGCATTGATTTCAGCAGCACCAATTCCACCATCAAGCAAAGTTCCATTCACTGAAGATGAAATTACAGCGGTGTGGAATATCTCTGACCAAGAATGGGTGGATTCAGTTTTGTTCTTCCTTTATACCGGTTTCAGAATAGGTGAAATGACAACCATTGAATGTGCCAATGTAAACCTTGAAGAAATGACCATCAAAGGTGGTATCAAGACAAAAGCAGGAAAAGACCGCATTGTTCCAATTCATCCAAAGATTCAAGGCTTTGTCAGAAGCAGAATGTCAGAAGGAAATAAATTCTTGTTTTCATATAAGGGAAAGAAACTGTCAGCAACTCAATATTATATCTTTTGGAATCAGATAATGGAACAGTTGTCAATGTCCCATACACCGCACGAATGCAGACACACTTTCAGGTCAAGATTGGATTCAGCCGGTGCAAATAAAAGGTGTATTGATTTGTTGATGGGGCATACATCAAAGGATGTTGGTGAAAGGGTTTACACCCATAAAACACTTGATGAATTGAAGGACACAATAAATTTATTACTTTGA